TGACCAATACTCGTTATGGGGCGGGTCAAAGAACCTTCACGACGAACTCACCTTTAAATCAGGTTGTTTATCAGCCGGGTATACGTTTTGATGTCGCAGGGAACGGATCTGTTTCTACTACAGATATCGATCTGGCATCTTTTTATAAAGCCCAGCAATATTGTGATGAGCATAATATTACCTTCGATGCAACTATTTCAGGCGATGCCGATACTATTGAACTCCTGCGTAGTATTACATCTACATTTCAAGGTCAGCTAATTTATATCGGCGGGGCAATTACAATTGTTATCGATGACCAAGTCAAACAAAATCAAATTCAAGACTACAGACTTTTCACAGAAGCCAACGTTATTCAAGAATCTAGTGGTGAAGGCATAGACACCCCTTGTTTCGTCTATGAGGGTACTGCCCGCAAGGCCCGAAGTACTGCGGTTCAAGTCAGCTATATCGACAGCTCTAATTTTTATAAGGAGGCCAAGGTTCTAGTTGAGGACCGAGATGCGATGCAAAAATATGGCTACAACCTTAAAAAGATTCGTGCCTTGGGTTGTACAGACAGAAACCTGGCAAAACGTTTAGGTCGCTACACGCTTGCCACTAACATCAGATCTACAGAAACAGTGATGTTCTCTGTTGGGCCTGAGGGGGCGATGTTGCTTCCTGGGGATGTTTGCATTATCGGTGACCCGCTTAAAACCAGAATTGAGTCAGGCGGGCGTATTCGATTTGCACTACCTAGTCAATTACGAGTAGATCGTGAGCTAACCAGTAGAAATGACTACGGCGACGGTGATTGGAAGCTGTACACGTACACAAATGCAGGAATAGCACAACAAAACACTGTGTCTTCCATTATTGGATCCAGTATTAATATTCAAGGATCATTCTCATCGGTCCCATCATCTAATATGATGTGGATTTTAGTTAATGAGGGTTCGGTTAATAACGCTGAAAATCAATTTAATCGTTATCGCGTTCAAAAAATTACAGAAGATGCCGATGGATCATTTAGCATCATTGGCATTAAATACGATCACGCTAAGTATGATTACGTCAACACCAATGAAGTAGATTACGGTGGCAGACGCTCTCTCAGTGGCCAAAGAAATACAGTATTAAAAACGAATAGCATCAGTTTTAAAATACGTAATCCGTCACCATAATGGCTGCTATTGATGCAACTTCACGCCTGACTGTTTTTTGGGAAGCACCTTCTCAACTTGCTCAGGGAGCGCTTGATTATATCTTCGCTGGTTCAGCGTTTAGTTCTGAAGTGATTGACACCAGCGTAGATCGATACGAAGTTGAACTTTATAATACTGTGCTGAATATCTACGAAAGTCAAGGCTACTTTTATACCCCGCAGGCTGATCTAACTCTTGGTGATGCTGCTAGCGGTAAAGTAAGAATACGAGCGATACTCCGTGACGGGACAAAAACCAATTGGGCCACGTCCGGTACGCTTATCTTGTCTATGTTCGCTACAACTTTTGCGAATTCGGACAATGCAGTTTTCCTTAGTTTCGTCTGATGTCCTTATACGGAAGAGATGCGAATGGAGCGGACGCATATATCCGCGCTTCAGGTACGAGCGTATCTACAGACGGGCTTGTTACTTTTCACGATAGCTTCAGTAACGATTTTAAATCTGTAGGGATTGACATTACGGCATCTGGCGACGTTGTCCCCTTAGTTTCCTCCAAGAAACTGCGTGTCATGTCATTGACACTTAGTGCAAGTGCTGCATGCAATGTTCAATTTCGTAGTGGCGGGTCTACTAACCTAACCGGCAAGATTTATATCCCGATAAACGGGACCGTTCACCTGTCGAATGTCCTGGGATTGTTTCAGTCTGCCTCAGGTGAAAAGTTAGATGTTGTACTGACTGGTACAGCCAACGTTGGTGTTTCCCTCAGTTACCGAGAGGTCTGATTGTGACCAGAGTACACGGCAAATTATTCTCAGATCAGCGTACTGGTGTGTTGGCGGTCAAGCCTTCAGCACCCTTTTTTGGTGTCTCTAGGGACGAGCGCCTTTTCCCGGTTACTGAAGGATCCATAGATATCGCACTGGATCCCACTCCTGCGGGCGTTCATTATTTGATTGGCTACAAGCAAGATGGCGACATCCGTCGTACCGATTACACATTGCGCTGGCGTGTTCCTGCTGTTGACAGTTTCGATGTGACTCCTGGTGCGGATAATGCCAAGAAGGCTGTTGAAGCAAAAGCTCCCCAGGCATCTGTCTACGAGCGTGTCCAGTTGAAGCGTGTTTCGAGCGACCTCAGCGATACGCTTGAAGATAACAACCAACTCAGTACGGATCTGGTTGAAGCTAATTTACGAATCAAGCAGCTCCAGGATGAACTAAGAGGTTTTAAAAGGACTTCTGAATTAGTTTTATCACAGCGTGATCAAACAATTGCACAACTAAGTGAGTTTTCCGACCCTGTAATCAATACTGTTTATCTGGAAAAGCCTGTACCGCCTGCTGCATTGCAATCAAGAGTTTATCGCCTTGAGAGCGAGATCAAACGTCTTCTTGAACTTAATGCCCAGTATTACAAGTCAGTCGTACAGCTACATCAGTTACAGTTAGATAAAGCTCGTACTAATCCAGAAGAACCGCAACTTGGAGCCACCAATACTCCTCAGTCTCGGTTGTTACGCAAGCTACTCGGTAAGTAACTAATGGCTCTTGACAATATTGCAGTAACTGTACGAGAGGGTGACAGCTTTGATGAGCTTTACCTCAATATTGAGAAACCATGGGGAACCCCTTATGATTTTTCAAATTCTGTATTAGTTGCAGATATCCGCCGCTTCTTTAATGACAGTTCAAGCCCAGCTTCTGCTGTCGATAGTTTCGGCATTGTTGAATTAGACGCTTCTAAAGGCAAGCTTGCTTTAAAGCTTACAAGTCGACAGACTGAGGGCTTAGGCCGAAATGTTGAGTTGGGTTATACAGAGCGTGGTCAGACTCAATCTGGTCTAGCTCTTGCAGCCGACCCATCAGACGAGCTACAAGGTAAATTTTTGTGGGATCTTCGGGAGTATTTCTCTATTCAGCAAGCAACTATTAGTGCAATCTCAGCAGGAACTACTTTTACCACTGGCAGCGTAACTGCCAATAAAGTGCGGATTACTACTGCCGCCGCTCATAATCTTACTGTCGAGGATCAGATTATTCTGTCTGGAACCGGCCAAAGTGTTTATGATGGGGTAGATTTCAACGCTAATAAACTTTCAATTATTAGCACCACTGTATTTGAGATTGATCCAACCTCTGCGGGTGCTCCTGCGTTCTCAGTCAGTTCAACTCAAGGAACAGTGAGTGTCTATAAAGAAGACACAGTTGCAATCGGGACTCTAGAAGTCCTTCCCCGTATTTCCAGAGATTCCGTTAGCTAGGTAAAACTCTATGGCCAGTGTAGAAGAAGGCGTTTCAGTCGTAACGGTAGGCAGAACTACGCCTGTTCCGGCTGGTCAGAATACCTCCGCTAATTCGCTTCCTGTTGTTGTTGCATCGGATCAAACTCCGATTCCGATTCTAGATAATCTTTCAGCGCCTTCTCAGGTACGGGATGACCTGTTAGGAATTCCCCGTGTCCAGACGCCATTGGCGATCTTTGATGATACCAACCTGATTGATATCGACCCAAATATCTGGGCCATCAGTGAGCAAACTACATCAGGTGCAAAGGTCACCCAGGTCAACCATCTGTTGAATCAATCGGCTGCTGAATGCCGCCTTAAGGTTACAGCGGCCAACGGAAATGTAGCCAGCCTGGTTACCAAGCAAGCCTGGCCTTATCAGACTGGTCGAATTACCAGTGCTTCGTTTGGTGCAGCTCTTTCCACTGACACGTCTGCAATTATTGAATATGGCATGTTCGATGCCAGCGATGGGTATTTTCTCCGAGTAGTCGGAACATCCTTGTTCTATGTCCGTCGAACATCTTCAGGTGAGCGCCCATCTGATCACCTAAAGGGCTATACAGCGCAAGGTACGGACCCAACGACTTTTACAGTCGATGCAGCAGTATTGAATGCCCAACCAACCCGGACAGACCTAGGCACTATTTATAAGATCATTAGTTCTTCTCCAAATGTTATGGAGGAGATTGTTCCAAGGCAATATTGGAACGGAGACAAGATGGTCGGTGAGGACGGAGCAAGCTTGGTTGGTGCTGCACAAGCCAGCTCTATTCATAAACTGAGCCTGACCAATCTTTGTATGGCCCGTATTGAATACGGTTGGTACGGAGGTACTGGTTCACGCCTGTTGTTCTATGTCCCCGAAGATGCAAATCTGGGTGGTACAACTGCAAAGAATGCACGTTGGGTTATTGCTCATAATTTAAATTGCAGCGACAGAGTAGCTTTTCCATCTTTGGGAAATCCAACTTTGCCGATGCAATTCCGCATCGAAAAGTCTGGCACCCTTAGCGCTGATGCATACATTCGTAAATACGGCGCACAGATCAGCATCGATGGTGGGGATGCCGAGAAACTCAGCATCTTCTCCCAGGACGGTTCCAAGGTGGCTGGCATCGGAACCAGCACATTTAAACCTTTGTTGGCAATCCGAATTAAGGAACTGATTACAAATAACCAGGGCGAATCAAAGCGTTGTCTTTTACGTGCATTCCCGTTGCTGATGTCGATGGTTAGCAGTCATCGAGCACAGTTCTTGATGGTAAAAAATCCCACCACGATGACTGATTCAAGTTCAGCGGCGGTAACAACTTTCACTTCTTCTGGAACACTGAGTGCCATTGAGTTCAATTCGCCCGACAGTTCTTCTAATGCGATTGCAGGATTTACTGGTGGGGAGCAACTGGCAAGTTTCTTTACTGGCGATGCCGATGCCACTACTGAGTCACTGACTGATATCTTCAGCTATGCACGCCAATACCTGACTCGGGAAGCAACTGCTGCATCGGGTACAGCAGGTGATGTTTTGGTGATCGCCGCACGATCAATTGAGCAAGCATCCAATACCTGTAAAGCCTCACTCACTTGGGGGCAGCGCTAATGACCACGGCCTATAACCTTCCTGACGACGTTGGCCAAAATGCCGTCGTCCGTAACGGGGAAACGGTGCAGGCCGAGGGAACTTTTCCCAGTGGACAAAAATCCGCTGATAAGAGTATTCCCATTGTCCTGCCGAAGGAAAATTACAGTCTGCCCATAATCGATAACTATCGGTTTAAAACGCAGGTTGACCGTGACTTGCTGGGATTTCCCAGAGTCACAACCCCGTACAACTTTTTAACTAGGGACGACCAGTTTGAGATTTCTGCGGATGATTGGATTACAGAGGTATCAGGACTCAACGAACGTCCTGATGACGACAGTACTCAATCCGCTCGCTGGACCCAACTTTCAAATACCAGCGCTGAGTACTCGCCTGCCCCATTAGGGGAAATCAAATACAACGGGAACTCCAACTCTGCCCAGCTCATCTTGAGCAACAACGACGGTGGATTCCAACGGGCTCGAATCGCATCAAAGCGTCGTTACCGCTATCAGCCTGGTCGCATCGTCAGGGCCAGCCTTGCAGTGCGCCTTTCTGTCGAGGGCAGTCCAGTCAGTTTGACCAGACTCTATGGTATTGGTGATTCTTCAGACGGATTCTTTGTTCAGTGCAAGGGGGATGGCGAAGGTGATCGGCTCAGTATCTTGTACAGAAATAGTGCAGGAAATGGGCTTACTTATGAAACTACTGTTCCACGATCGCAGTGGACCGGCGACAAGCTAGATGGAACAGGTAAGAGTAAACAAACTCTTGACCTAAGTAAAACCCACATGCTATTAGTGGAATGGGGATGGTATGGAGCAAGTGACGTAAGATTCTATTTTTACGTTGTAGATAAGGACGACGAATTACCTACTTCGATTACACAAATTCCCAGAGCTAGGTGGGTTTTAGCTCATGAACTGATCCTGGCCGATACCCAGGTCCGCAACGATCTGACTGAATCAGATGGAGCCATTGGCACCCGAGCGTATGACGTGCCGTCTTTACGGACACCGTCTCTACCTATTTTGGTTGAGATTAATAACGGTGGAAACCTGAGCCGCTCTCATTTTATTGAGCGGTATGGCGCATCCATATTAGTGGATGGTGGGACTGACGATAGAGGAAAGATCAAAGTTATAGATGCTGGTTTTGATAGCGCTGTGCAGCCTGTAATTGGTGGTACATATTCGGGTGCTGGACAATCGTTGGCAACAATCAGGTCGAAAAGCACACTGGTTAATGCTGATGGAAAAGAGGTCGACAATTTATTGATGACCGTCCCCACTCTGATGAATGTGGGTGCATCCGATCTGGTTGAAATTGAATTATGGCTTGACCCAGTAATGGTCAAACCTGATGAGGTCGGCCACATAAACGGGTCTCTGCCATTCCGCCAAGGTGACTATGTCAACCCCTTCAACCTTGTACCGCAACTGATTACATCGTTTGACAGCAATCAAACTGAGTTTGCACTGACCCAAGAGCCTCCCACATCTGAGCGATTAACAGTCAATACCACATACGAGAGCGGTGACCCGTTGTCGTTGGATGTGTCCTTTAATGATTTCCGAATCGTAAAAAGCGGCAAGCTTATTGGTTCTTTCTTAGTTGATGCCAAGGGTGCAACAGTCAACTTAGAAGAGATCTTCAGCAACCAGCGCGAGGTTCTGACTACTGAATACGACGCTCCTACTGAGTTCCCACCCGCATCAGCATCCCTGACTGTTGAGGCATTTGATACGTCAACAGGATTGATATCGGTTGCAGCAGCTTTCCCACTTCGTCTATATACCGGACAACGTCTGCAATTAGGCAACACCAATTATTTTGTACTGTCAATTAATTCATCAACAACATTTACACTCAAAGCGGCTAAAGTAGATACAAGCCCTGTTAAGGCGGGCATCTCGGTTGGTGATACTTTTGTTGCCTACTACGAGCTTGATATTACAAGTTCTATAGCTGCAAAGTTGCTTCCGATTTACAGATCAGAATTAGTTGTTTTAGCCAAACCATTTAACGCTACATACTCAGCTCTTGATAAAAGTGTTGAATATAATGCTGAATGGATGCGTCTTGTAAACACAACAAGCTCTGATTCATATAGTGCTCAAACCGCACCGACTGTAAACCTGTATTTGACTAATAGGGTGAGCTAATGGCCACAGGATCTAATTTAATTAATACCAGCTCGCAGGGACAGCCTGCAGATAATGAGGATCGCCCATTCTCTTTTGCGATTGGTACTCAGATATTTCTGAATCCAAGTGATGATCCTACGAGTGCTTTAATCAGTTTTAAAGCAGATGCCAGTCTTTTAGCAGGTTCGTTGGCCAGTGGCGCATCGAATTTGTCAATCGGATTAAGCACTGATGCTGAGCTTAATTCACTGTCTGGCTGGGGCGAATCGAATATCAGTACCGCTAGTGCAAATCGTTTTCCAGTTGGGTTTGGCAGAGTCAATACAGCCCCAGAAAAGATTGGTGTAAATATCGAGGGCACTCAGGTAGCAACAATCGGCAAACCAAAAACCGTCAGCACCATTGATATTTCCAGTAATGAGATGTCAATTACAGGTCATCCGTTCAACACTGGTGATCGTGTCATTGTTACCTCAAGTGGTGCTGTTCCTGGTGGATTGGTTTCGGGCATTGGATTTTTTGTCATCAGTGCCAGCGCTAATTCGATCAAACTATCGACAACCCGCCAAGGGGCTGTTGGCGGCTCCGAGATTGATTTACAATCAACGGGCTCCGGTACAATTACTGTAGCTTCAGATGAGATATTTACTCTCACCAGGGCCGGTAGTAGCGGCACAGTCACGCTTAAAAAAGCTGATGTAACGGTTGGAACATTTACTAATACGAATGTAAATAGTCCTCTTCGTTTGTTTTATTGGAATCGGGAGCAATCAGCGTCTTCAACGATCCCAGTACTTAAGGAAATCAAAGTCACAGGTGCTATCTAATGGTCGCCACTCGCAACATCACCGATCTGAACACGCTCGTCACGCCAGCGGCTGACGACATCATGCTGATCGTCGATCGGCTAAGCGCGACCAGCACAGAAGCGAAGCAGATCACCTGGGGCAATGTTATTGAGGCCGTACAGGATATTGTATCCTCATTAGCTACTGATTCAACCACTCTTAATTTTACTTACGACGACGCCAACGGCACACTTACTGCTGCAGTCAATAACGATACTTCTACTCAGAAATCTATCTTTCACGATGGAACAACATCTTCAACCCGCCAGGAAGGGCGTTTTGTTGACGGTGTTGGTGTAAATGTCGTAGTTGCGGATGATAATTCAAATAATCGTGCAAATATCACCGTCAATAATACAGGCGTTGTTAATGCTACTAATAACAATGTTGGTGGCACTCACTATGACCTGCTGTCCTCTGTTGTTGTTGAATCTGATGGTAGTAAAACCCTCGGTGTAAAGCCACTTAAGCTGGGTTCAAACAAATTAACCGCTACATCAACAGATTCGGGCGAGTCTTTGACCCTGGATATTGATCCAGCAAATATTAATTTAAACGATCTAAATTCCTCTACTCCGCTCGGAGTCAGCGTTGGTGGAACTGGGGCATCAACAGCGGCAAATGCTCGAACAGGTCTGGGTGCCGCTAAGTCCGGTGCGAACAGTGACATTAGCGCCCTTAGCGGACTAACTACCGCGCTGTCTATTGCACAGGGTGGAACTGGCGACACGACTGCCAGTGGAGCACTGAAGAATTTAGCGGGTCTCAACAGTGTTGTTGATGTCGGCGCGTCCGGCCAAAGTATTGTTCACAGCACACAGAATCTGGTCTCTGGGGCTTATCGGGCCGAACTAAAAGGCATCAAACCTGCATCCGGCAACACCGTTACTGTCACCACTGATGGATCGGATATTGCGATTGGCGTGAATGCCAATAATGTTATCGACAATTTGACTGGCGCACGAAACATCAATGGTGCTCGCATCACCGGTTCAGCCGAGCCGATTAATGCAAGTGATTTGGCCACTCGTGGGTTTGTTCTAAGTGTCGCCCAGGGTTTAGATATCAAAGAG